AAGAAGGGATAATGAAAGAAGAAGAAAATACAGGGAAGCACAGGGGTTCTTTGATTAAAGTTGAAGCAGCTATTGATACTTATGAGATCAAAACAGCTTTTATACTTTGGTTAGAAGAAGAAACAAGAAAAAACATAAATTATGGAAAGGAAAACAATGAATAAAAATACATTTTTTATATTTAAACTATTGAGCTTAATTAAGAAATATAATATTGATCCTAGAAAACTAGAAGAAGACTATTATGATTAAAAAAGGGGATATTGTTTATCATACTGTCAAAGGTATTCATGGGTTTGTTTTACAAGCTCCAACTAAGGATAGAAGCCATTGTGTTATTTCTGATTTAGATAAAGAAATGATTGGGCTTCATTCAAGAATGGATTGTTCAAAACATGACCTTGAATTAGTATTAGAAAAAGAAGAAAATTTAAAGGAGGATTAGCCAGTATTTGAAAGGGTAAGAAATAACTGGCTAGATCCGAACAGTATTGAGATACTGTTTTTTAATACCTAGATATTGTGTCTAAACCTTGCCACTATACTTGATCCTGATTTTATCTGCAATCTCTTTTTCAAACTTTGGGTCTTTTTCAACAGCTTCCCAATATTCCATGACTATTCTGTCTATAACTATTTCAGGTGTATTCTGATTATCTAAATGTCTAAGTAAGTTAATCAGGGGGGGGTTTTTAGGCTTATTAGCTTTATTCCTTCTAATAGCCAAATTATAGGCTACATTGGAAGACTTTCTAACTTTATCTAAAAGATACTTAAACTGCTTATTTTCCATAACTGCTAACTAGTATATATTAATAGTATATCTTTATTCAGGTATAGTTTTTATACCCCTATAGGTACAATTTTTATACCTCCCAAAACTATATCTTCTTACTGTTAATAAGAATAACTTTGTTAGTATTTATTCCTTTTCTCAATCTTCTTTCCTCATATAATTCTTTTTGTTGTAATGACATTTTCTTTCTTAAATTAATGTTTCTTGTAATAATAGATTGAAAATCTTCATCATCTCTAAAGTAATATTTATTAGTCTTATTCTTACCCCTATTTAACCATGTAATATAGCCAAATAGTTGTAGTCTGTCCAAATGCCTAATTAAAGTATTCTTATGTTTAATAGACAATCTTCTCTTTAGATAGGTATGACTAGGACAACAACCATTAGGAGCAGTCCTGAGCCTTGTGAGGAGCATTAAAAGGCATTTCTCAACTGGTTTAAGAACCATGTTGTCCAGTAATTCATGGTCTAGTTTAAAGAAGGCTTTATTTGTAGGTGTGCTTTTCATATTTAAATTGCTTTAATGGTTTAAGTTTATCAATGGGAACTGACCAAACATAGGGTCTATCAGTTTTATTAAAGTTAGTCCATTGACCATGTTTTTCTATATCTAGTGGTGGAATGTAGCCGAAAAATCTATATGTAGGGGTATCGTCTCCAACAAGAAAGTAATAATCAGTTTTCTTATAGCCTTGTCTTATGATAAGATTATTGGTTTTTTTAGTCATAAGTTGAGACCTAACTTGGACACATTTATTATCTATGATTAAATCTGAGCCATGAAAATTATTTACAGTATGTCCAAAATAAGACGACATCTTTTTAGCTAAAGCCATCTCACATAAAGAACCTGAAATGGTCATACCCCACTTATCGTACAGGTTGAAGTTAGCATTATGACCCCAACTTATATTCTGTCTCATGCTCTCTGTTTGCCTTAACATTCCAGTTAAACCACCTGATAATATTTCTTCCCAATTTAACTGTATTTTTTCAAGCTCCATACTTATCCCAAATCAGTATAATATAAATTAAATTTAATCAATTCTTATATTGACTTATTTATAAACAATCTGTAAATAGATTGTAAATGAAGGGTATTCAAAAAGAAAGATTTACAGACTTAGCTTGGACTAAAGGAGATTTTAATAAATCAACAATCTCATGTAGCCAAACAACACTAAGTAATTGGATGTACTTTTTAAAGTATCATCTTTCCAAACATTTAGAATTTAAAAAAGAAGCTGATAGTATTAGTTTTAATGCAGGTACTTTTGTCCATGATTACTTTCAAGCTATATTGATTGGCATATATAAAATAGAAGATGTTGAAGCTAAGTTTAGGAACTTTATTAAAGGTAAAAACTACGCAGAAAACGATCAAGCTAAAGCAGAATTTTTAGCAGATAGAATAGTAGGGTATGTTCAAAATCATTTAGACGCAGTAAAAGAAATATCAGGCAAATCTTTTCCTAAAGGTTGGGATAAAGAAAAGCCTTTTTCTGATTGGTATGATGAACAATATATGAAGAAGACTTTAGGTGTAGCTTGTGAAGGTTATATTGATTGTTTTAATGATGAATTTAAAATGTTTTCAGAACATAAGAATAGATTTGGTTCAGTTAAAAAGAACCCAAACCCACTAACACAAAAGAAAAAACCATACACTTATGTAAGACCACAAAAAATTAATTCTCCACAATTTACGCATTGTATTCAAGTTGCTGTCTATTCAAAGCACTTTAATCATGAATATAAACCACATTTAATTTATGGTTATGATGATCATTATAAAATATTTGACGCAAAAAATTGTTGGGAACTATCCCCTGAAGGCATTAAATATTTCTTTAATAAGTTTATTCAAATCAATATTCAAAGACAAGAAATGCTTAGGATAGCTGACGGAAGTATTAAGAAGTTAGCCATGATGATTGGAATAGATTGGTCTGACATCAGACATTATAAAAGAAACTTTATGCTTAAAAGCATAGATGAAGGGGATATAAAAAAACTGGAGAACTTTTATGAAAACTTATGATGGTTTATCGCCTGAAGATATAAAAAGAATTATAAATAGTGAGGTCTTGGAAAAGATGATCAAGGACAAGGCTAAAGAAGTTTATGATGATGAGAAGGAAAAAGAACAAGAAGAAATTATTAAAAACGCAAGAAAGGAAGGAACAATTTGACAAAGAATATATATCAAAAACTAAAGACAGCTTCAGAAGAAGCTAGAATGGTTAAGAAAACTGAGAAAAAAGGTGGTATGAATTTCAACCCACTTGAACATGACGCAGTACAATCAGTAGCCATGGAGGTTTTAAATAAAAATGGTCTCTATGCTTATTGTACTTACAAAGACTTTTTAATTAAAGAAATGTTTGTGCAAACGACTTGTAAAATGACAATCATAGATATTGATAAGCCTAGTTCTTTTATAGAAATAGAAACTCATGCTATCGCAAAAACAGATAAGTATGGATCAGGTAATTGTATGTCATACGCAAGAAAATATGCTTTCTTAAATGCTTTAAATTTAAGAACAGGAATGAAAGATGATGAGGAAGAAGCAAAAGATATGGAAGATGGACATAATGCAAAGCCACTTTATAATCATTCTAAAGTACAACAACCTAAACAAAAGGTTGAGGTAGCTGACGAACTACAAATAATACAATTAGCTTTTGAACAAAAAGCAAAACCTAATTCTGTTTTAAGAAGCGATATAGCAAATCTTAAAACAAGAATAAATCAGAATGGCGTTTGGGATTCTTTCACTAAAACTGGTTTATATAAAAATATGAAAGACCTTGAACTAAGTATCAACAAAGCAAACAAAAGGAGCTAACAAATGGGAACATTTGAATTAAAAGAAGGTGAAGGTTATCTTAATAGAGATAATGAGAACCCTGAAAAATTTTGGGGATCTTTTAAAATACCTAAAGACATGAAGAAAGGTGAAACAATTAACCTAACTGAATGGATAAATACTAAAGATGATGGAAAGGTAATTCACAAATTAGTAGAACGAAAACCTAAACAACAAGTTTAGTTTTACTGATATAGGGGTGGTGGTATTCTTTTTTCCCTTGAGTCGTTGTTCACTACCCCTATTTTATTATGAAGATATTTTTTTTATTTCTTTACATGACTACTGGAGGAACGACTTACGCATTAAAAAAAATTCCAATAATGAGTGCTACATCTTTAACTTGCAAACAAGCATTAAAAAAGAACGCAGTAATAGAACATGAACCACATGGAGTTAGATATAAAGGACAAAAAGTATTTAAGTATTATTGTAGAACTTCATCAGGAGATTGGGTTCAATGAACGACAGAGGTTATAACGATTTAGAAGAAACAATAGAAAGATTAGAAAAGAAAATTTATGAGTTAGAAAAGAAAATAGATTTTAAAAATGATGAGATACAAATATTAAATATACAATTAACAAAAAAGGAGACAGATGAGCAAAGATGATAATATACAATGGATAGACATAGGGGATAAATTAACAAAACAAATGCTAAAGAATAAGCAAAAGGAATATGGAAACTTTACTAACAACTCTTATGTTATAGCTAATTTTATACAAAGCACATTAGAAGTTATTAATAAAAAATCAATCAAAGTACCAGTAACTATTGTTCCTCAACTTATGATTGTACTTAAACTTACAAGAACAATAGATGATGGAAGTAAGCAAAACTTGTATAAAGCTGACACACATAACGATATAAATGGATATAATCATCTGTTAAAAATAATGATGCAGGAATTGAAGGAGGATAAAAATGGCAAGTAATGGTAAGGTTTTTTATAGTCCACAGATAAAAAAGATTATAAATTTTATGAATAATTATTATGAAGAAAATGAATGTTATCCTAAACTACATGAGATAGGTGTTGAATTAGATGTTACTAAACAAAGAATAGGTATCTTAATGAAAGACGCATTAAGACTAGGATTGGTAAAATCAAATAATGTATTTATGAGAAAATATAGCTTGATTAAATTATCAAAAAACAGTAAATTGAAAGTCAATAATTACTATGAGTTGTAAAAAAATATACAATATGGAAATGGCAGTAATTATGGAGGAAGATTTTGCAACTGTTGAGGAAGCTGCAAATCAAAAAATGCCTTCAACTAAGGCGTTTGTAAGTAGAGTTAGCGACATGAAGTTGATTAACTCTCTTGTAAAAAAAAAGGAGGATAATGATGGAGAACATCAGAAGTCGTCTGCAGAAGCTGATGGACAAACAGAGGGAAAAAAGTGAGAAGTATGTCCAAGCAGTACAAGAAGCTAATAAATTAAAAGCTGAAAGTTATAGCTTACATTTAAAAGTTTCTGAGTGCAGAGAGCAATTAATGGCAAACAGGTAGTCGTTAATTAACATAAACAAGTACAACATAAAGTTGCACAACAACTAGAAAGGTAAGCTGTCGTTATGGGTAAAATACAAAAAGAAAGTGATACTTCATTCAATATTCATGCTGGTAAAAGATTAAGAAAAGCTAGAATAGAATTAGGTAAAACTCAATCATGGGTTGGAGAACAAATAAAAGTTACTTTCCAACAAGTTCAAAAATATGAAAAAGGTACTAATGGCATGAGTGCTGCTACATTAGGTAGATTGGCAATCGCTTTAAATGTAAAGGTTACTTATTTTTATGAAGGCTATGACATTGTAAAAGGTGTAAGTAGCTTTTCATATAAAGATAATCCACCTGAATTACATAGGGGTAATCAAGTTAAGAATGAAGCTATGTACCCTGACCCTCAACAAACACCATTGTTGAATGGTACTAATATTAAAATAGGATATTAAATTAATAAGGCGATCAGAAATGGTCGCCTTTTTTATATTTGTTCTAAACTTCTGTTTTCATCATCTTTTTTCATACAAGAATAATGAGCTGGTTCTTTAGTTGCAAAAATAACAAAGGCTTCATCAGATATAATCATTTGATCACAATATTTACATAGACCAACATTTCTAATAATACCTCTAGTATTTTTCTTCCAAGTCTTTTTCTTCATTTTTTTTCCTTTCTATTTTGCCCACCATCTCCCCAGTTCTGAAAAGAACTACGCCTAAGAATTTCTGTATGCTTTAGCACTTATTGTACTTTTAGCTTTTGATCTGCTAGTACCTTTTTTCTTTCTTTTATTAACATTATACCAAAGTCCTTTCTTAGCAATCTTACCTGACTTAGTTCTGTGATAACCTTTTTTAATTGCCATTATTTTTTACCTTTTTTATTTTTCTTCTTCTTCTTTTTATTTTTTTTCATTACTTTTTTTCCGTACATAGTTTTCTCCTATTGTTACCAGTTTTTGCAAGACCAATATCTTGCACTAAATTTATCATTGGCAGTATCACATCTGTGTCTTGCTCTAAATGATTTTTTTCTTGCAGGATTGTTTTTTTTAATTGTCATATTAGCATCCCCAAATCTAATAATCTTTTCTTTACCATCTTTACAAGCCTTAACAACAAACTTCTTACCACCTGATATTTGTCTTTTAGGTGAGTTGCATTTCATTTTAGCTTTGTTTATTGCCATACCTTATAACCTTCGCCTTTATTTTTAGTTAAAGATTGTTTTCTATTAGTGCCATCTCTTTTAAAACTAACATGAATCCAACCACTATCAGGAATACCATCTTCATAATATTCTAATATTAGTTGGTCAAAGTCAAAGTTGTTCTTAATATGTGAAGCTAAATTTTTATTATCAAAACCTGAAATTTCAAAGTCCACAGCTTCGCCTTTACAATGTTGTGATTTAGAAGATGATCC